GGGAAGAAGCATGAGCAACGGCTCAGTGATTACAGCGTGTTGAGGTTACCCCTGTGAGCGAGGAGTGGTTATTCAACCACAACCTCAGGTTCAACTTTGTTGATGATTACTTCAGTAGTTCGAACATTCACCGGCATATCAGTTGATTGTGACCAATACCCTCGTTTGTTCCAACATGGCATGATATTTAACCTTGGCATCATTATATCTAGAGCCTTATCGTGGTCATAAGTTATAGTTTGACCTTTGTTATTAGTAAAGGTTATTATTTGACCTCGACCGTACCATGACTTTCTCACTACAAAGTTCTTCATTTGTTTAGGTGGAAAGATTAATGCCAACTCTTCTTTAGACAATTTTGAAATGGCTTGTTGTAATAATTCTTTGTTAGTTTCCATAATTTTATTTATTTTAGTTATTATTTATTTACATTGTTATTATCGTTAGTACTTCGTATCAACTCTATATTATTTTAATTCTTCTTTATAATATATTAATTCTTCTTCTAATACTTCACTCAATGGATATCCATTAACTTCACAGAAGTTTTTTAATTCTTCAATTCTTTGTAATAATTCTTGATCAACTTTAGTCATAATTTATTTATTTAATTATTATTATTTATTTACAACTATATTATCTACATTGATTCGTATCAACTCTGTAACTTTTTTAATAAAGTTTTTAAACTTTGTTCTAAGTTGTCAAAACCACCAACTATATCTATTCTATCATAGATCAGTTCTTTGACTTGATTAATTTCTGAGGTAGTTAATTTTAATTCCATAATTATTTATTTTATATTCAACTATATTATCTATATTAGTCCGTATCAACCTTATATTTTTAATATATTATTTATTTTTTAAATAACCCCTTTATTTTAGGTTCAAATATATTATCCTTTATAGTCCGTATCAACCCTATATGCTATACGCGTATGCTATACGCTACGCTTCGCTTCGCTCGCTGCGCTATGTGGTAGAGGTAATATCCCAATACGTACACAAAATCCCTAATATCGTACAAAATACATACCAATGCAGTCAAGTACATACATGCAGCACTAATAGCTAAACCCAAAACGTTTCATCAAACGAAACAAAACGATAGGGGGCTGGGTTAAAAGAAGTGACTTCCCCTCAAGGGGTATGAAGGTATATGCTATATTATAACAACAAACATATATACATCTAACAAAGTATTTTACAAACCTATATATATCTAACAAAATATTTTTCAAAACGTGACAATAGGGCGTTATAATGTATGGTAAGTGGCTATCGTCGCATTTTTAATTTGTTCATTTCCTATGCGATTATAAGAATTATAAAATTAATGATTATGCCAAAGCAAAAACTATCGCCACAGGCTGCGCGGGCTAAAGCTGCAAGAGATAAAGCTTACGCTATGACGGATGAGAGAAGAGATAAGAAAGCTCATGCACAGAGAATGCGTCGTAAGTCCCCTGCGAAAGCAGAAGGTAAAGACTGGGATCACAAGGATAAAACTTGGAAGTCGCCTAAAGCTAATAGAGGTAACGATGGCTTAGGTACAAAAAAAGAAGGTAGAGAAAATTATAAATTCTAGTACATGGCAAAGAAAGAAATGATTAAGCGAAAAGATGGTAGCTACTCTGAAAGAGGATTATGGGATAACATGCGCGATAATAAAGGTAGTGGTAAAAAACCTACTAAAGCGATGTTGGCGCAAGCTAAAAAAATTAAAGCAAAGAAATAATGGCATACACACAAAAAAGTTCTCCATTCAAGCAAACAAAATCACCTTCGACTAACGCGTTGAAAGAATACCAGGATAAAAAGTTTGGTAAGAAAAAAGGATATACAGAGACGCCTACATTAAACCAGTCGGGTAAAACTGAGTACAAGTTAGCAAAAGACGGTAAAGATGTAACAGAATCAAAGGAGTTTCAGAAATACGAAGCGAATCAAAAAATGTCAAATTTAGAAAAGCGACAAGATTATGAAACAAAAAATAAACCTGATGCACTTATAGCGGATCCAACTGGGATTTCAAGTTGGGGAGATGCAAAGCGTGGAGTTCAACATATAGGTATGATGGCGGAAACTGGCAATTGGAAAAAAGATAGATTACTTAAGGATGTTTTAGATGTTATTTCAGCTGTGCCTTTAGGCAGTAAAGTTAAAGCAGCTAAAACAGGGTTTGAAGTTTTAAAGAAAACCGCTACGAGAACACCTAAATTATTTCAAGCGGCTAAAGCTGCTAAAAACTCTAAATTAGCGGCAGGCATCGCTACAGTATCTGGAGATAAAATGAGTGAAGCTATATCTAATAAAAATAAAACTAATAAAAATAAAAACTCACTAACAAAGTAAATAATGGCAAGAGTAAGTAATTATAATACTGATGGCACTTTAAACGCAGAAGACAAGTGGATTGGAACTGACGGAGCAGAAGGAGCCGAAAATGGAAAAACCAAAAATTATACAGTACAAAGCGTATTGAATTACGTTGAAGCAAACCTAAACCAATTAACATTACCAAGTGCAGCTAATGACGCGGCAGCCGCTTTATTAAATGTACCAGTAGGAGGATTATACCACACAAGCGGAGCAGTTAAGATTAGATTAACTTAATATATTAATAATTAAAACCAATTAAACCATGGCAGTTTATTACACATCGACGACAACATTGCCGTCGAAAGACCAGCAAGAGACCTGGGCGCACTTAGTGCAGAAGAAGAATTGGAGAATTGTACACTTACCAAGCGGCTATTACCAGACAGAGTTTAGGAATAAATACGATGAAAACCGTTTTCACGGCATGACACGTAGAACGACTATTGAGGAAGCTGAGGAAGCTATTGATAATACGATAGAGCATTACAGCGAGAAAATAGCATATTACACGCCAGAAGTGGTAAAAACATTCGAATAAAAATTTAATCAAATAAGACATAATAAAATGGAATTTAATAATGCAAGTTCAATAGTAAAAGATTTAACGTTTGGCGCAGAAGCCAGCGACAAGATAAGAAGTGGAGTTTCAAAGTTAGCAAACGCAGTGAAGTCAACATTAGGTGCTTCAGGAAAATGCGTGATATACGAAGATTCCATGGGTAGACCGGTAATAACAAAAGACGGTGTAACGGTTGCAGAATCCGTAGTCTTGATAGACCCGGTTGAAAATATAGGGGCAACATTAATTAAAGAGGCCGCTAGTAACACAGTTAGAGAAGCTGGTGACGGTACTACTACAGCTACCGTCCTGGCTCATTCTCTATTAGAAACAGTAAAGAATGCAGGTAACGGAAGTGGAAGCATTAGAGATATTAAGAACGGTATTGAGTCTTGTGCTAGTAAGGTTGCAAATTACCTGGATAGCATCAGCATACCAGTTGAAGGGGACAAGATTTCAAGTGTTGCTACAATCAGTTGTAATAATGATAAAGTCCTCGGTGATAAAATTGGCGAGGCGTATAAGAAAGTTGGGAAAGATGGTGTTGTGTTTATGGAGGAATCTGAAACGAATGAGACGTATGTTGAGTTTGTTGAAGGTACGCAAATAGACAGCGGATTAAAATCACCGTATTTTATGACAGATAGAGATAAAGAGCTAGCTGTTTTAAACGATCCTTACGTGTTAATTGTGTCTTCGCCTATAGGAAGTATTAGAAAGATACAAAACGTCCTAGAATTCATCCAAAAGCAGCAAAAACCGCTATTAATCGTAGCTGAAGTTGAACAACAACCGTTCAATGTGCTTTTAGCTAACAAAGTTAAAGGTAATTTGAAGGTAAATATTATAGATACACCAGGTTTTGGGCCAACACGTAGAGATTTTATTGATGATTTAGCGTTTTTAACTGGAGCAACAGTCATTGATGAGCAATTGGGTGATGATTTAGACCTTATTGATCCATCAGTATTAGGTGTTGCGAAGAAAACGATCACGGATAATAAAACTACGATCTTCCAAACGGAAGCATCGGAAGAAGAAAGGCAAGCTCGTATTCTAGAAGTAAAAGCCAAAATCAAAGATGAGACGAACGGCTTTATTAAGAAGAAGCTTAATCAGAGATTAGCGATGCTTTCAGGTATTGTTGGCATAATTAAGGTTGGGGCAGACTCAAAAATCGAGTTAAAGGAAAAAAAGGATAGAGTAGAGGATGCTATTTACGCAGTTAAAGCTGCTTTGAAAGAAGGTATTGTTCCAGGGGGAGGAATTGCGCTATTAAACGCATCGACAATTATCGATGCTGAAAGCGAAGCGGAGAAATTATTACTTAAAGCTATTACCGCACCGTTTTACACAATAATGGATAATGCTGGTATGGAGCCTCAAGCTTTTACAGCGGCAGGTTATGGTGTTAATGTTGTAACAGGCGAAGTGGTTGATATGGTTAGTGAAGGTATCATAGATCCGGTTTTGGTAACAAAATCGGCGCTAAAAAACGCTGTTAGCGTTGTAACAACTTTAATATCAGCAGATTGTATAATTAGTAATAAAAGAGTGGAGTAATGAAGTATAGAGCAATAAACAATTATATAGTAGTTGATAAGATCAAAGAAGCTCCTAAGATGATTGCTGGTATGGAAATAACAGAATCGCAGAATAAAGATCTTAGGTATTTCAAAGGAACTGTTATTGAACCTGGTAGATTTGGAGATGTTTTACAAAAGGGTAGTGTTATATGGTATGATCGCCACGCAGCACATTCATTTGATCCAGACAACAAAACAGTATATATTATAAGAATTGAAGATGTAGCTATTATAGACGATGAGACTATCAGCTAGTGATCTAAGAGATATGAATATGTTTAAGTATTACAGGCTTGTTAGAAAATGGGCCTGTAAAACTTATGACATAAACGATGGTGATCTTGAACTTTTGATTTATTTAGATTGCATTAAACATTTTACACGTGATGATTTTAAAAAGGGATCTTACACGTACGCGTGGGATAGAAACCGTTGGCTAAAGCTTCGAAAAGATGGCTGGATTGATGTTTGGCGTAATAGGAATCAAACTACAATTAAATACAATGTGTACAAAACATCATTCAAATGCCAGCACCTAATAATGCGTATATATAGAATATTATTAGGGGAAGAAGATTTACCTATATCAGAACGAAGTAAGTTTTATAAGAATAAAACATATACCGATAAAGTCTATAACAAAGCTATAGATGACATGATTAAAGATAAAGACAGATAATTATGAAGAATCTTCCTATTACAGCAATTGTACAAAGATCAAAAACAAACAAATTTCCTGTTAACCAAGAGGTAACAATGAAAGCTGATGGAACAGGTGGGCCTGTGTCAAACCGTCACGGAATGTTAAAACAAGAAGGATGTGGTTGTGACAAAGCACCTAGCTCTCCCGCTAAGTTTGATCCACTAACAATGATGGTTGTTGGAAAAGTGGCTAAAAAGTTATTATAATATGGCATTCCAGTTAAAAAATAAAGATGTTATACTTGGTATTCATAAGTTCTCGAGTAATGATACACCGATTTTTGTAAAAAAATTGGACGGCTCAGTTGCTGCGGAAGCTAATAGAGATGGGTCTATATTCGTAGATAAATCATTATCGGATGACAAAGTAAAACAAGCAATAGCTCACGAAAAAGTACACCTTGACCAAATGGCTCAGGGTAAACTTAGTTATACAGATGATACAGTAACCTGGAAAAAAGACACTAGATCACCAGCAAGAGTATATAAAAGAGATGATATGATGGAGGGAGCAAAGGAATTACCTTGGGAAAAAGAAGCATACGATAAAACTAAACATATAAAATAATGAAAAGATTACCAATAACACATAAAGCAAAACAATCGAGTTCTCCTTTGAAGTTCGATTATAAATTCACAAAGAGCGTTGCTGATCAAGTAGCGGCGTCAAAAGAGTTCATTGCGGCAGGAGACGCTATCGGAGTAGGTATAGACTCTGCAGAAAGAAGAATAGCTAGACAACAATCCCAAGCCGCAGAAAAGGAAGCTAGCGGTGGAAACGGGCCAAATATGCAACCATTTGAAAAAGAAGCTGGCAAAGTTACCGAATCAGCGTTTACAACAAATTCCGCTTCAAAGCAAGTAGAAAACGTAAAAACATCCGGGCGGTCCGAAGAATATAAAAAGTTTGGAGGTGGCAAAGGAGGCTATAAGCTTGGATTGTCTGGTGGAAAAAGTTTAGCCATGGGAATCAACGGTGTATCTGAAGTACAATAACAAATATAAAAAATATATGAAACCAATAACATTAAGAGTAAAAGAAAACTGTTCACCGCTTAAGCAAACAACAGATCCAGAAAAAAAATTCACAGCACAAGGAGCTGGTGAACAAGGCCAATTACAAAACATAAGCGTAACAGGTAAGCCTGGAACCACCACTTTTGTTCCTGCTACAAGAAGAGTAGAACGACTTGTGAAGCCGGGCACCAAAGAATATGACAGATGGAAAAAAGCTATGGATGCAAATCCAAATTTGGAAGCTGATTTAGGCTATAAGCCTAAAACTATAGTTAGTAAAGGTAGTTTAGACGTTAAAATTGAAGAACCAAAAACAGAAGCTATTCAAGGCACTACTTCTGATGTATTTAGAACTTTTGATCAGCGCAAATACGGAGCAGGTGGAAGACTTGAGAAAATACAACAAAGACAAGAAAGAAAAGCGGGGCGTCAGGAAGAAAGAAGATTAAATAGAGCGGCACGAAAAGGAGCTATTGACAAAAATAGTCAGGAATATAAAGACCAATTATTAGCTGCTAAAAAGAAAAGATATGGGCAAGGAGAAATTGCTAAACATGCGAGAGAGCAAATGCAAGATTCAGATCAAGCTATAATCCATAGAGAACAAATTACGCAAAAGAAAACGCCAAGATTATCTACATATACAAAGAATTTTGAAGTTCCAACAAGAGCTCAAGCTGGTGGCGGACCCGTAAAAGCACCTGAAGGAACAAAATCATCATCAGATGTTATTGAAGAAGGTAAAAACTATGTTCAAGGTTTAGGTGGCGGAAGCGGCAGCGTTACCTCAGGAACTAAAAAAGGATTATTCAATCCTATGAATTTTTCTGAAAGTGTGATGGGCGACAAAAAAAGCGGTATTAACATGCAATCCTCCGCTTTGAAAATGAATAAGCCTGCCCCATTTAAAATGAAAGGTTATGGTAAAAAAGGATGCTAAGATAGCTTCTCCTGCTAAAAAGAAAACAGCAGCGTGGACACGTAAAGAAGGCAAAGACCCAAAAGGCGGATTAAATGCTAAAGGCGTTGCTAGTTATAGAAAAGAAAATCCAGGATCAAAGTTACAGACGGCAGTTACAACAAAGCCGTCTAAACTTGACCCAGATAGCAAAGATGCAAAACGTAGAAAATCATTTTGCGCAAGAATGTCAGGTATGAAGGGACCATTAAAAGACGAAAAAGGTAGACCAACAAGAAAGAAGCTTGCGTTAGACAAGTGGAATTGCTAAAAACAAATTAAATGGCTAGAATAAGTATATATGGCTTAGACATAAACTTATCGCTACTTGATAAATGGATAGGAACAGATAGTAATGGCGGGAGCACGAAGAATTTCACAGCTCAAGCCATTGCTGATTTGTTTAATAGCGTAGGAGCAATATCTATATCAGGGCAGAACAACTTTAAATTTCAATCTGATTCATCGATTGGCAGAAGACAGGGTACAATATCATTTGAGAATTTTAATGGTAATAATACCGATTTTGCAGATATAACAGAATTAAAAATAAGTAAAAAATCATCATCAACAAAGGATGTGCATATATTTATGGCAGAACTTGTTGGCGGTAATATCATTATAGCTCATTGTAACGAGCCAAATAACTTTGGTATATATAAATTACTATCTTACGAAGAAGATCCATTAGAATTAGGATATTACGTTATGGAGATGGAATTCATAGCGGCTAATGGTTCAATAATCGCTGATGAGTTTTATGGGGTAGCTGTATATCCAGGAGCATTATCCCAGCCGGACAAATTTTACACTCACGTACAAACTATACCAGCTGTAGAATGGGAAGTGCAGCATGATTTAGAAAAATATCCGTCTGTCACTGTTACATTGCCTTCAGGGCAGGTAGGTATGGCTGACGTACAATATATAGACAACAACAACTTAATAATAACATTTGCTGGGGAAGAAACTGGCAAAGCATACATGAACTAACTATGGCAATACCTTTTTTAAATAGCATAGACCTTAAGGATTATCAATTACTTAATGCGAAAATGCACGTTACCTCAACAGCTCCAACAGCTGCCAAAGGTCAGATCTATTTAGATAGTAGTGATAATATATTAAAATACCACAATGGTACAACTTGGGTATCATTAGTTGCTTCTACTGGCGGTACTGTTACAAGTGTTAGCTCTGCAACAACTGGACAATTAACAGTTGCGAATGGATCTACTACTCCAACATTATCTATTGTTACAGCACCTGTGTCAAATGGATCTTCTGGCTTAGTTACAGGTGATCAAGTTTACGATTTCGTAATTGGGCTAGGGTATTTAACATCAGCCAATGCGGTAACCTCATTTACGGCTACTGACGGTACATTTATTAATTTAACTCCAAATACATCGCAAACTGGAGCAGCTACTTTAACAGCTGATCTTAGCGCTACAGGGACACCTGACGCAACTGTATATTTAAGAGGAGATAATACTTGGTCTCCAATTTCTGGAATACCAGGTACATATGATTGGACATTATCATCTGACAGTGGAGTAATTGATCCTGTGACTTCTGGTATGAGTGTTACTATAAGTGGAGGAACAGCTCTTTCGTCAAGCATATCTGGAACTACATTAACTATAAATCATGATAGTGTATCAAGAACAGATACAACTTCGGCGGCTTCTCCATCATTTGGAGGAACTTTTACTGCGGTTGATAGTGTTACAAGTAATACACAAGGACATATAACTGCTTTGAATTTAAAAACAGTTACATTGCCAACTCCTACAGATACAAATACAACATACGATCTTACCAATACCTCAACATCAGGCGGTAGCTCTATTAACTTAGTTCCTTCTTCAGGAGCAACGGATTCAATAACAATAGTTGGGACAACTAGTGAAGTTGAAGTTACACATTCTTCTGGATCAATAACAATCGGTTTACCAAATGATGTTGTAATCGCTGGTAATTTAACCGTAATTGGTACAACTACAACTAACAACGTTGAAACAGTATCTACGTCTAATGGCGTTATATTTGAAGGCAACGCGGCCGATGGCAACGAACTTACTTTATTAGCGGGCACATTAACAGCTGATCAAGTTATTACATTACCGGACGCAACAGGAACAATCGCATTGACTAGTAATATTGGTAATGGCACATTAACTGTTACAGCTGGTACTTTATTGTCTGGCGGAGGCTCATTTACGGCTAATCAGTCGAGCAATACTTCTGTTACAATTAACCATGCTTCTGTAAGTAGAACAAATAATACAAGCACAGCTTCTCCTAGTTTTGGAGGAACTTTTACAGCTATCGATTCTATTACAACTTCAACAGAAGGGCACGTTACAGCCGTAAACACAAAAACCGTAACTTTACCAAGTAATAGCGCAAATACTTATGCGGCTACAATTACGGATTCCGCTGCTGTTACGCATAACCTAGGAACGAGAGATGTTATAGTGCAGTTATTTGACGTTGTTACTTATGAAACAATATATGCCGACGTAGTTAGAACTTCTACGACTGTGGCTACTGTTACATTCGGAAGTACTCCAACGAATTCAATAAGAGTCCTTGTAAGTAAAATAGGATAATAATAAAATTAAATCTATATGAGTCAAAATTTCAAAAGTGAAATAAAATTAGAAGCTTTAAGCAATGCTACATCAGATACTGATAGATTTTTAGTATCTGATAGTGGCGTTGTAAAATATAGAACAGGTAATGAAGTGTTATCTGATTTAGGGATTACACTAAATACCGCATCTAAATTGCAGCATCAAGTAAAAGCTGGCGTTGCTATAAATAAAGGTCAGGCTGTATATGTTACATCTGCCGACGGAACAAATATGATTGTAGGATTAGCTTCTAATGCATCTGAAGCTACCTCATCAAAAACAATGGGATTACTTGATGCTACTGTTGCAATAAATGGATTTGCTAACGTAGTTACAGAAGGTCTTCTGGCTGGATTAAATACAGTTGGGGCAAATGCTGGAGATCCTGTATGGTTAGGAACTAGTGGTAATCTTATTTATGGATTATTAAATAAACCATACGCACCAGCTCACTTAGTTTTTATTGGTATTGTAACGAGAGTTAATGCCAATAATGGAGAGATATTTGTAAAGGTTCAAAATGGATTTGAGCTTAATGAAATACACGATGTAGATTTAAAGACCACAACTCCTATAAATGGACACATTTTAGGATTTGATGGCACATTATGGGTAAATAAAACCATAGCTGGATGGCTGGGATATACTCCTTGGCATCCAGGTAATGATGGGTCAGGAAGTGGATTAGATGCAGATTTATTAGATGGGTATCACGCAAGTGCTTTTCAGTTAGCGCTTACAAATCCAGTAACTGGTACAGGTACAACAAATTATGTTTCTAAATTCACAAGCGGAACAACTTTAGGTAATAGTCAAATATTCGACAATGGTACAAACGTTGGCATAGGAACAAGTAGTCCTAGTTCTTTATTATCAGTAGCTGGTAATGCTACATTTGGCCAAGGAGCAAACAGACCTGTAACATACGATAGCAATGGTGGTAACTTTAGAATTACACCTAACTCAGGAGGATGGGCAACAGGATATTTATTTAATGGAAGTGCTGGCACATATAAGGGCGGTTTTGGTGGTTTTGGCGGTGGAGATACATTAAGTTATCTATGGATAGGAGATGATTACAATATTCCAACAATTACAGTTATGCCAAATCAAGGTAACGTTGGAATTGGAACGACAAGTCCTACAAGTAAACTTACTATAAACGGAAATACCCATATAATAGGAGGTGGAACTCCAAGTTCAGGAGTTGGTCTTGAAATGCAATATTCAGGAAACACATCATATATTGGGTCTTATGATAGGAACTTTGGAGTTTATAAAGATATTTTCTTTTATTCTGCTAATACTATATTTGAAAATGGAGGTTTAGAGCGTATGCGTATCACTTCGAGCGGGAACGTAGGAATTGGAACGACAAGTCCGAGCGAAAAGTTACACATCTCTGGAAACACACTTGTTACAGGTACTTTAGAGGTTGATACCGTAAATAATGGAGTTGGTGATTTCTTAACAAGAACAGCTGGCGGAATAGTAACCAGAAGAACAGCGGCAGAAGTTCGTTCTGATATAGGCGCTCAAGCGGCTTTAACAAATCCTGTAACAGGAACAGGTACATTAAACTTTGTATCTAAATTTACATCAACAGGCTCTACATTAGGTAATAGTCAAATATTCGACAATGGTACAAGTGTAGGTATAGGAACGTCAGGACCTTTAAATAAGGTTGATATAGTATCTTCAAATAACGATAGTTTTGGAGCTATAACAGTAAGACCTTCAAATCAAACTCAAACATTAAGTTTAGGTTGGCAAGGCGTATCAGCTTCTTTAAACTTTATTGTAAATGCAGGTGCTTCTGAAAGAATGAGAATAACCAGTGTAGGTAACACAGGTATAAACACATCAATCCCAGAAACAAGACTACAAATAGAAGATATTACAAAAGTATTAACAAACAACGTTGCAGGAGTAGCGCAAGGAACTTTATCTCTAGTATCTACTGATGCACAAGCTGCCAACGTAGGAGCTTCTTTAGTGTTTGGAGGAAATTATATTAATAGTAATAATACTAGAATAGCTTATGCTGCTATAACAGGAAGAAAATCAAATGGAACAACTAGTAATGCTGATGGGTATTTATCTTTACTTACTTGGAGAACCTCAGGTTTAACAGAAGCTATGCGTATCACTGCAGCTGGTAATGTTGGCGTAGGAACAACTGTTCCTGCTGTAAGATTAAATGTAGCTGGAGGTGATGCTGCATTTGATTTTGGCGGTTTTGCTAATATACCAGCTGTAAAATTACTTAGAGCAGGTGATGAGCCAACTTTAAGATTTTATAGACCATCAGGAGGCACTCCAGATGCTCGTATTTTTCAAATACAAAATACAGTAGGAGATTTAACTTTTGGTTACGCATTAGCTAATAAGTATTCAGAAAGTACCTTTACTGAAGCTATGAGAATTACATCAGTAGGTAACGTAGGAATTGGAACGACAAATCCAAGCTTTCCACTTTCTTTTGGTACAGGCTTAGGAAATAAGATTGCATTATATGATGCAGGCAGCGGAAATGGTTATGGATTTGGAATACAGGCTAGTTTATTACAGATGTTTTCCGATGGAGCGCTAACCGATATTACATTTGGATATGGTAATAGTGCATCTATGGTAAGAAATGTTACATTTAAAGGAGGTGGAAATGTAGGTATTGGAACAACAAATCCTGTTGATAAATTAGATGTTAATGGAGCTATAAGATTTAGATTAAATACTCCAAGTTTTACAGGAGCTATAGATAGTGGTGTTTTAGATTTTGTACCAACAAGTATATTTCCAACAGATCCTCAAATTAGGCTTGCTGCAATTGGAACAGCAACAGTTGGGTCATCAATATGTTTTCTTACAGGCTTAAGTACAACTTTAGCTGAACGTATGCGAATAACTTCAAGTGGATTTGTGGGTATAGGAACAACGGCTCCTACATACAGATTACAGGTAAGTGATACAATAGCATCTGTTACAGCTTTTGGTAATTTTGCAGCATTACAATCCATAGGTGGAACAGGATACAGATGGTCATTAAACAATGACAGTACATTCAGGTTACAATATACTACAAATGGTTTTTCAACTATTACAACTCCTCTTTTTGTAACTAGTAATGGAGCTTTGGGAGTAGGGGTAACACCAACCAACACGGCAGGTAGATTGGAAGCTGCAAATGATATAGTAGCATATTCATCTTCAGATAAAAGATGGAAAACAAATATTAAAAATATAGATTCACCATTAGAGAAAATATCTCAAATCAATGGTGTTGAATTTGATTGGATAGAAGACGAACCAGTTCACGGAAATAAAGGACACGATATAGGTGTTATTGCACAGGAAATAGAGAAAATATTACCAGACGCAGTTCAGACAAGAGAAAGTGGAATGAAAGCTGTAAAGTATGAAAAAGTAATACCACTTTTAATTGAGGCAATAAAAGAACAGCAAAAGCAAATCGAAGAATTAAAACAAATTGTAAATGGCTTTACCAAGTAGTGGGCAATTAAGCTTTTCAGCAATAGCAGGAGAATTAGGAGTATCTCTTAGTAACGTATCTTTGAGAAGTATGTCTTCAACAGCAGGTAAATCAACACCTGATGCTGTTAGTGAATTTTACGGTTATAGTGGTGGTGGATTAATTGCTGTAAGTTGGGGATACAACTCTAGAAATATAGATAGATCGTGTACCGCTGTATTTACCACTTTTTATGCAGACAATTCGTCTCCAAATGCAGCTACTGCTGTTTATACTGATGCGGCAGGAACAATACCCGGCTTTATTGGATTCTATTCAGATGGTATTAGTGCTAGAGAATTTGATGGAACTAACTTTATAGGTTTTGGTATTTTGTGTTTTTAATGTAAATAAAAAAATATATGTCAAGAATAAGAATAGACGATGCTCTTTTACTAGCTGAACAAATAAGAGCTAAGAAAAATATATTAGTAAAAGCAAATATAGAATTATTTGATGAGATAAAGGAATTAGATGAAATGATAAAAGATGTGATAGATGAAATATATACGAGCCAAGATTTGACGGCTTATGATACTATTACTATAAATCAATCGCTAGGACTAAATGATATTCTTAGTAAGGGCATGAAATTTGGAATAGGTTTTAAAGGATCTTCTGAAGCTTGCCAAAATTACTTTGATGGAGATATAAAAGTGTTCTTTATAGACTCTGAGGAATTTATAGACGCGGTCACTCTATCTTATAGCAGCAATATTAAAGAAGTCGTGAAAGAAGAATTATATCTTTCTGATGGAAAAAATGTTAGGTATTGGAATGGAGAATCATTTAGTTCTAAGTTTTTAGAATACTGTAAAAAATAAAATTATTAGACTATTTACTATTAATAGTAAGATATAAAAAAAATAAATAACTAAATAAATAAAAGATGATTACTTACAAATGGGAATTCCCTGCATTCGATTGCACAGTACAAAAAGAAGGAATGGAAAAAGTTGTTACAGCCGTTCACTGGAGATATAAAGGAACAGATGAAAATGATGTAATGGCAGAAATTTATGGAGCGCAAGCTGTTGGAGAGCCAACACCAGATGCTTTTACTCCTTACCCGGAATTATCAGAAGAACAAGTTATTGGATGGATGGAAAGTGTTATGGACATTGAAGAAATGAAAACTAACATTGCGAACCAAATTGACTTAATAGCAAATCCTGTTACGGTAACATTACCACCTCCTTTTAGTAAAGAGTAAAACCACGTAAATAATAAATTATAAATAATTAGGTATGAGCAGAAAAGAGAAAATAGATTTATTCCTCAACAAATGGGTGAGTAGAAAGTTAAGCGTGCTATTCGTTGGATCGGTAGCTTTATTTACAAACAATCTTGAATCTGCTGACTGGACTATACTGGCAACAATGTATGTTGGTATAGAAGGAGCCACAAATATTGTTGAACGATTAATGAGAGCAAAGAATGTCAACTAACGATTTAAAAATTTACGGGTTCAACAGCTTAGCAATGGCCATGAGTTTTACTAATATAGAGAATACCTTGAAGGTTATTCTTCTGCTAGCATCGATAGTGTATACTATCTTAAAAACAATCGAATTAGTAAAAAGAAAATTAAATGACAACAAAGGAGAGGATAGCTAAATACGGTAAACCAAACCAAACAGGTGATGGTTATCTAGTTACAATACAATTACCATACCCTATGCGTCTTGCGTGGGATATTGACACAGTTGTACACAAAATGAGGTGCCATAAGCTTGTTGCTGATAAATTCTTAAACGTATTCAATGAACTTATGCGAGTTTATGGATATAACAAAATAAAAGAATTAGGTATCGATCTATTTGGGGGTTGCTTTAACTTTAGAAAAATGAGGGCTGCCAATGATTGGAGTACACATTCTTGGGCAATAGCAATTGACTTAGATCCATCTAGAAACGGTATGAATACAAAAATAACCAAAGCTCAATTCTCAAAACCTGAATATAAGCAGATGATAGAAATATTCAAGAAACACGGATTTGAGTGGGGAGGCGATCTATGGGAAAAAGACTGTATGCACTTTCAAATAAAAGGATAATGAAAAAAATATACTTAATTTTAATAATACTATCAATAATTTTGCAATCTTGCGGCGCTCGTAAGGTTGATAAAACAATTATTGAAAATGAAACGAAGGTTGAACAAGTTGTTGAGCAAAAAGATTCAATAACGAAAGAAGTCTTTGAAGAATTAAAATACGACGTAGAAAGCTGCGAGTACGAACTTGAGCCAATAGACACAACAAAAGAAATTGTGTTTAATGGTGTAAAAATAAAAAACGCTCGAGTAAAGGTTAAAAAGACAAAAGACAACAGTTTATATTCTAAAAAAGAAAAAGCGTCTAAAACGAGCTTAAAACAATCAAAAACAGCAGTATCTGATAAGAATAAAGTGCTTGTTAAAAATACCGAGAAAAAAAGCTCTGAATTCTATTGGTGGATCATACTAGTATTACTTATTTTAGTATTGATAGCTTACAGAAAACAGATAAGACTTATTTTTACAGGCATATAGGTAATAATATAAATATTAACAATTAAATATAATTAAAAATGAAAAAAGTTAAAACAATTACAGAACAAGAATTAGCTGAAATCAAAGAATTAATTTCTGCAACTCAAAAAGTAGAAAACGAAGTATTAGAATTTGAGTTTAGAAAACACCACGCTATGCACTTGCATGCTGATTTAAGTATGAAGCTTGACGCGGCTAAAAAAGCAATTGAAACTAATTACGGTAAAATTAATGTGAACTTAGAAACTGGTGAGTATACTGAGATCATTGAAGATGCTGAAGTAGTAGAATAATAAAATTTAAAGACTATGTATATAATTAGAAAGATAAGCATAGGTCTTGACTATAAAAATGAAGCAATGCACTACCTGGTTGGACAAGAAGTATATAATGGTTTCAAAATTGTTAACATTATAGAAGAGGCCGACAGGTATTGCATTTATATTCAAAAAGAAGACGAGTTAATTCCTTGGAAGGATTTTAATAAGAATATGGCGGTCGCAATTGAATATAATTTGGAATACTAATGAGAAGTGCATTTAGCTATATAGTACGGCCTAAAGAAGATAGAACAACATCTGTAAAAAAAACAGGTGACACAGAATTAATACTTAATACTGATTTGCAAAATCACGCATTCGTTAGCCGTCAAGGTATAGTCTTATCTACACCTTTATTTGGCAACTCAGAACTTAAGAAAGATGATGAAGTTATTTTACATCACAATGTATTTAGAAGATTCTACGACGTGCGGGGCAACGAGAAATGGAGCAAAAGTTATTTTGAAAACGACTTATGGTTCGCACAAGAAGACCAGATATATGCTTACAAAAGAAAAAACAAGTGGAGAGCTACTGAAGGATTTTGTTTTGTAAAACCCGTTAAAGAAGATGATCAATTTAGTTTAAACAAAGAAAAGCCGTTAACTGGTGTTTTAGTTTATATAGATAAGTCATTAAAAGAGCAAGGCATAAAAGCCGGTGCTCTAATCGGGTTTAAGCCTGGATCTGAATATGAGTTTGTAATAGATGGTAAAAGACTTTATCGAATACCAACTAAATTTATTACAATCGAATATGAACATAGAGGAAACAAAGAAGAGTATAATACAAGCTGGGAGAAAAGCAGTTGAGGAACTCATAAAAGTTGCTGAAGAAAAAATTGTAGATAGTGGAGATGATATTTCTGCTGACAGATTAAAAAACGCAGCAGCTACAAAAAAATTAGCAATATTTGATGCTTTTGAAATACTCGAAAGAATAGAATCAGAAAATTCAAGATTGTCAGGTGAACAAATGAAAGTTGAAGAAGAAACTTCATTTAAAGGTTTTGCTGAAAAAAGATCTAGATAATGTATACGCAAACGTTATTAAAAGTTGTTGAGCCAATAAAGCTAACAACTATATCTAGGCTAAATAAATCTAAGAGTTGGAAATACGGTTACGATAAAGACCATGATGTAATTGTTATTAGCAAGAACGGCCAGATTGGTGAAATATACGAAATACAAAATTTAAGAATTGCATTACCAAAAGCTCCATCTAATTTACCGAAAGGTAATGATAAATGGGTTGCTGCAGAGTATCCAAAAGAGCTTAAAGCTATAGGTAGCATATTTGAGTGGAGAGAATATCCAGATCACTTTAAGAACAAGTGGGAATCGTATATTGATGAAGAGTTTTCTAGAAGAGAAGATGGTCATTGGTTTATGAATAACGGAGTTCCAACATACATAACTGGATCACATTATATGTATCTACAATGGTCAAAGATTGACGTAGGTAAACCTGATTTTCGTGAAGCTAACAGATTGTTCTTTATATTTTGGGAGGCTGTAAAAGCTGATAATAGATGCTACGGTATGTGCTATTTAAAAAATAGACGTTCCGGTTTCTCATTTATGGCATCGGCAGAAACAGTTAATCAAGCTACAATAACGAGTGACGCTAGGTTTGGTATATTATCAAAGACTGGTAATGACGCAAAAGTAATGTTTACAGATAAGGTAGTGCCAATATCAGCTAACTATCCTTTCTTTTTTAAACCAATACAGGATGGTATGGATAGACCTAAAACAGAATTAGCCTATCGTGTACCAGCTTCTAAATTGACAAGAAAATCTATTCAATCTAAAACACAAGCAGAGAGGCTTACTGGGTTAGATACTACCGTAGATTGGAAAAACACAGGTGATAACAGCTATGACGGGGAGAAGCTAAGACTATTAGTTCATGACGAGTCCGCAAAGTGGTTAAAGCCTGATAACATATTAAATAATTATCGCGTTACTAAAACGTGTTTACGGTTAGGATCAAGGATTATTGGTAAGTGTATGATGGGATCAACATCAAACTCTTTAGATAAAGGAGGTGAAAACTATAAATCATTATACTACGATTCTGACGTAACAAAAAGAAATAAAAATGGTCAAACAAAATCTGGTTTGTATTCATTGTTTATACCAATGGAATGGAACTATGAAGGTTTTATTGATCAATATGGTCATCCAGTATTTTTAACACCTGATAAACCAGCATTAGATCCTAGTGGAGAAGAGATTACGCAAGGAGTAATTGAACATTGGGAGAATGAGGTTGACGGTTTACGCGGAGATCAAGATGCTTTAAATGAATATTACAGACAGTTCCCGAGAACAGAAGATCACGCATTTCGTGATGAGACAAAAGAGTCTTTATTCAACTTAGCTAAAATATACGAACAAATAGATTATAACCAAGATTTAAGAAATACCAATGTAGTTACTACTGGGAGTTTTCAGTGGGAGCACGGAATACCAGATACAAAAGTTATTTTTGTACCAAACCCAAACGGTAGGTTTAAAGTATCGTGGGTTCCGCCATATCATTTGCAGAACAACGTAATTGTAAGAAATGGTATTAAATATCCAGGTAATGAGCATATAGGTGCTTTTGGATGTGATAGTTACGATATATCTGGTACAGTATTTGGTAGTGGATCAAAAGGAGCATTGCACGGATTGACTAAGTTTTCAATGGAAGATGCTCCCGCAAATATGTTCTTTTTAGAATATGTAGCAAGACCTGACACGGCTGAAACATTCTTTGAGGATGTTCTTATGGCTTGTGTCTTTTACGGTATGCCTATATTAGCAGAGAACAATAAACCAAGATTATTATACCATATAAAGCGTAGAGGTTATAGAGGCTTCTCAATGAATAGGCCAGATAAAACAATAAACAATTTATCATCTACGGAAAAAGAGATAGGTGGAATGCCTAACTCAAGCGAGGATATGAAGCAAGCTCACGCAGCAGCTATCGAATCATATATAAATAGTTATGTTGGATTAAAAGAAGATGGTATGTATGGTGATATGTATTTTAATAGAACATTAAACGATTGGACAAAGTTCAAGATAAATGATCGAACAAAATATGACGCCTCCATCAGCTCTGGGCTGGCTATTATGGCATGCAATAGAAATATGTATAAGCCGGTAGCAAATGTCCAAAGAGAAAAGATTAATTTAGGTTTTGCAAGGTATGCAAACAATGGTGCAAATTCAAAAATAATAAGATAAAAAAATATGGCTGAGTCAGTTGTAAAAAGTTTTTTCCCAAGTCAAGTAGCTAGTGATACTGAAAAACTAACTAGAGAATACGGTTTAAAAGTAGGTAGAGCTATTCAAGACGAATGGTTTAAAATGGATACTGGTACAACTAGGTATAGAAGTAATCAGCATTCTTTTCACAGATTAAGATTATATTCAAGAGGAGAACAATCAATACAAAAGTATAAAGATGAATTAGCTATTAATGGCGATTTGTCTTATTTAAACTTAGACTGGAAGATCGTTCCAATCATACCTAAATTTGTTGACATTGTTGTTAACGGTATATCAGAAAGAACATTTGAAATAAAAGCATATTCGCAAGATCCATACGGTATTAACCGTAGAACTGAGTATATGGAATCTATAATCAGAGATTTACAAACAAAAGAACTGAACAACTTTATAGAGAGTGAGTTCGGTATACAAATGTTTGAGAATCCTCAAGAGTTATTGCCAAATTCACAGGAAGAACTTGAATTGCACATGCAGCTTAGTTATAAACAAGAAGTTGAATTAGCGGAAGAGCAGGCAATACAAACATTATTAGAAACTAATCGTTATGAGTTAATCAGAAAAAGAGTTAACTATGACATTACGACGATTGGTATTGGTGCTATAAAAAATTACTTTAGCCCAACAGAAGGTGTTAAGGTAGAATATGTGGATCCGGCTAATCTTGTTTACTCTTACACAGAGTCTCCATATTTTGACGACATATATTATGTAGGAGAAGTTAAAGAAGTGCCTTTAAATGAGCTTAAAAAGCAGTTTCCTGGCTTAACAGATGACGAATTACAATCTATATCTAGTCAAGCATACAAAAATAATGGATTTTACGATAGATCATTAACAAATTATAACGAATCAGATTCAAATACAGTTCAAGTATTATACTTTAATTTTAAAACCTATATGAATGAGGTGTATAAAGTTAAAGAAACAGCAACTGGAGCTACAAAAGTTATTGTTAGAGATGACACATATAATCCGCCATTAGAAGATTTAGAAGCTAAATACGGTAAATTACAAAGATCAATAGAGGTATTATTTGAAGGAGCATTAATTCTTGGTACTGATAAGTTACTTAAATGGGAAATGGCAAAAAATATGATGCGCCCTAAAAGTGATAGTACAAGAGTTAAAATGAACTACAGTATTGTAGCTCCAAGAATGTACAAAGGTAAAATAGAATCATTAGTTAGTAGAGTTACAGGTTTTGCTGACATGATTCAATTAACGCATTTAAAGTTACAACAAGTATTATCAAGAATTGTGCCAGATGGTATATTCCTTGATGTTGATGGTTTAGCTGAAGTTGATTTAGGAAACGGAACAAATTATAATGCTGCTGAAGCGCTTAATATGTTCTTTCAAACAGGTAGCGTTGTAGGTAGATCATATACCGAAGAGGGCGGAATGAATCCTGGCAAAATGGCTATTCAAGAAATATCTACTGGATCAGGAGGAAATAAAATACCAATGTTAATCCAAACATACAACTATTATTTACAAATGATACGTGATGCAACTGGATTAAATGAAGCTCGTGATGGATCAATGCCTGATGGAAAAGCTTTAGTTGGTTTACAAAAGATGGCTGCTGCAAATTCAAACACTGCTACACGTCACATATTAGACGCAGGATTATTCTTAACTGCTGAGCTAGCTGAAAATTTATCATTAAGAATTTCTGATATATTAGAATTCTCTGGAACAAAAGAAGCGTTTATACAAAAGATAGGTGGTCATAACGTTGCTACATTATCTGAAATGGAAAACTTGCATCTATATGACTTTGGTATATTCTTAACATTAGCACCCGACGAAGAAGAAAGAGGTATGCTAGAAAACAATATACAAACAGCATTGTCTGCTGGCTTAATAGATCTTGACGATGCTATCGATATTAGAGATATAAAAAATCTTAAATTAGCAAACCAATTATTAAAGCTACGTAGAAGAAAGAAATTAGAAAGAGATCAAGCAATGCAACAACAAAATATGCAAGCTCAAGCGGATTCTAATATTCAATTACAGCAAGCTTCTGCTGATATGGCATTACAGAAAGAGCAAGCTATAACACAACAAAAAATGCAATTGCTTCAATTAGAAGATCAATTAGATCAAGGTAAAATGGAGCGTGAGATTGCAGCGAAAAAAGAACTTATGGAATTTGAGTTTCAAATTAATCAAAGATTAAAAGAACTTGAAGCAGAAGTTTATAAAAATAAAGAGTCTTATAAAGAGGACAGAAAAGACGACAGAACAAAGTTACAAGCTACACAACAAAGTGAATTAATAGATCAAAGAAAGAATGGTACACCACCAAAATCTTTTGAATCAGCAGGTAACGATATACTAAACGGTGATTTTGACTTAGGAATGTACGAGCCTAAGTAATTATAGTAAATAATTATATAATATCATATTTTATGGAAAACGAGGATCAAATCTTAGCGGAAACAGTTGAACAAACTGTTGAGACTACAGAACAAGAAAATAACGATAATCCCGCTGTATCATTATCTGAGAGTGGGAATATCAAAATTGACTTTTCAAAATTAAAATCAGAAACAGATGCCGTTCAAGAGCAAAGCACAGATGAAAGCTTGTTACAGCCAGAACAACCCGAAGTGGGATTGCAAGAAGTGGAGCAAGGAAACACGGAACTTGTCGAAGTTACCGCAGAGGAAAACAACCAAGAAGTAACAGAAGACGTAATTGTAAACCCTGTTATTGAGCCAGAAACTGAAAAGATCGTAGTAGAAAATACCCCGGTTTTACCGGATGGCATTCAGAAGGTTGTTCAGTTCATGGAAGAAACTGGAGGATCAATTGATGATTATGTAAAGTTAAATACAGATTATAGCAAGTTAGATGAAGATGTTTTGATTATGGAGCATCTTGCAGCTGTTAACCCAGATTTATCAGAAGATGATATTGCTTTCTTAATGGAAGACAAATATGATTTTGATGAAGAATACGATGACGCGAAAGAAATAAAGCGCAAGCAACTTGCTAAGAAAACGGCCGTTAAAGAGGCTAAACAATATTTAGAAGGTTTAAAATCTAAATATTACGAAGAAATAAAATCTACGTCAAGGCTAACGCCTGAGCAAAGAGAGGCGGTTGAATTTTTCAATCGTTATAAAGAAGAGAATGAAACAGTATTGCACGAAGCTGAAAAACAAAAGAAAGCTTTTCAACAAAAAACTGAAGAAGTATTTTCACAAGACTTTAATGGATTTGATTTTAAAGTTGGAGAGAAAGCTTATAAGTTGAATGTTAAAAACCTTGCTGATGTGAAATCTTCGCAGTCTGATATTAGTAATTTCATTAAGAAGTTCTTAAGTGAAGATAATACTATGAAAGACGCTAAAGGTTATCACAAAGGATTGTTTGCAGCAATGAACCCTGATTTAGTGGCACAGCATTTTTACGAACAAGGTAAAGCTGATGCTGTTAAAGAAACAATGGAAAGATCTAAGAATATCGATATGAATCCGAGAGGGGTTCACGAAGCATCGACAATTTCAAATGGTTGGACTGTAAGAGCGGTTAACGGGCAAGATGTTTCACGACTAAAAGTGAAAACAAATCGTTAAAAATTAAACAAATTAGAAAATTATGGCAGGATCATTTACAGGGTCTACAGGGGCATTAGCTCATTTGACTCCACGTCCAACACAAATCTTATCTAATGATAACTATATTCCAGTTGATCAATTAGGTTTTACACAACAATATTTACCAGACGTATACGAGAAAGAAGTAGAGCGTTATGGTAACAGAACAGTTTCAGGATTCTTACGTATGGTAGGAGCTGAAATGCCAATGACTTCAGACGTAGTTACTTGGTTTGAGCAAGGTCGTTTACACATTGCTTACGAGAACGTAACTTGTTCAGGAGTTAATGAACTTACATTAGACATTACTAATGACGAAAACTTGATCATTCCTGGTCACACTATCGCTATCGCTGATGTTAATGGATTAAACGTAGTTAAAGCTTATGTTACTGCTTCGAACGCTACAACTGGTGTTGTTGCATTAAAAGTATACGGAGCTACTCAATTACCAGCTGCTTGGGTTGATACTAACTCAGGAACCGCAGGTAACCAAGGTGCTACAAACTTAAAATTATTCGTTTACGGATCTGAATATGCTAAAGGATCTCAAAATGCTGGTAAATTTGTTGAAGCTAAAGGTGACTTCTTCAGCAACAAACCAATTATCATGAGAGAGAAATATTCAGTATCTGGATCTAACACAGCTCAAATTGGTTGGATTGAAGTAACTACTGAGATTGGAACTTCAGGATATTTATGGTATTTGAAATCAGAGCACGAGGCTCGTATCCGTTTCGAAGATCAATTAGAAATGGCAATGATTGAGGCTGAGCCAAATATGACTGGTACAGCACCTAACTTAACATTGACTCCATTCAACCAAGCTACAGGATACAACGGAGGAGCTGCTTCTGGTACAGAGGTTTCAGGATCTGAAGGTTTATTCTATGCTATCGAAGATCGTGGATTAGTTTATACTGATGCTGACTTTGGAGCTGCTGCTGGTGCAGGTTTAGATGATTTCGATGCTATCTTACAAGAGCTTGATAAACAAGGAGCTATTGAAGAGAATATGTTGTTCTTAAACAGAGCTACATCTTTAGGTATTGACAAAATGTTAGCTTACCAAAATTCTTATGGTGCTGGCGGTACTTCTTATGGAGTATTCGAAAACAATGAGAACATGGCGCTTAACTTAGGTTTCTCTGGATTCAGAAGAGGATCTTACGATTTCTACAAAACTGACTGGAAATACTTGAACAACCCAACTACTCGTGGATTATTCGCTGACGTAGAAGGAGTTTTAGTTCCTGCTGGAGTTTCTACAGTTTACGATCAACAATTAGGTACTAATATCCAACGTCCATTCTTACACGTACGTTATAGAGCTTCTGAAGCTGACGACCGTAGAATGAAATCTTGGATCACTGGATCTGTTGGTGGAAACTACACTAGCGACGAGGATGCAATGAATGTTCACTTCTTATCAGAAAGAGCATTATGTGTACAAGGAGCTAACAACTTTGTTATGTTGAAAAAAGCAACTGTATAACAAACATAAGTAAATATTACCCTCGATAATTACTTCGGGGGTAATTATTTGCTTTTATTACATTTAAAAATTATTTAATTATATTATATATGGCAACAGCAAAAAAACCAGCAGCGAAAGCTGTTAAAGAATTTCAAGAAGCAGCATTCGTTCAACCTGATGATATGTTCATTGAAAACGAACAAGATGAGATTGTTGAACAACTACAAGTAGTTAAACCAACTACAAAAAAAGTATTTATTGAAGAAAAAGTAGAAGAAGAATTTGCTTATGAAGATAGACTTTATGTATTAAAAGGGAATAAAAAACCATTAGTATATACTATTCCATCTAGACACACACAAGTTAAACCTTTATTATATTTTGACAAAGATTTAAGAAAACAAAGAGAGTTACGCTATGCAACAAACCAGAGCTCTCCGTTAGTTGATGAACAAAGCGGTACAGTTACACTTGGTAAAATTGCATTTAGGAATGGTATCTTAAGAGTACCAAAAGATGACGTAGCCTTACAAAAATTATTATCTTTATACCACCCATTTAAAGATAAAGTGTATGAAGAATACAATGCAGTACAAGAAGCTGAAGATGACGTAGATATGTTTGAATTAGAGTTAGAAGCAATGAACTTAGCTCAAGCGTTAGACATTGATATATTGGAAGCTATCTTAAGAGTTGAGTACGGAAGCAAGGTTGCAAACGCTACATCAAAAGAATTAAGAAGAGATGCATTAGTATTTGCAAGAAAAAAACCGGATTTATTCCTTCGATTAGCCACAGATGAAGATGTGGAATTAAGAGCGATCGGAGCAAGAGCGGTTGAACAAGGTATTATCAAATTATCAGGAGATCAAAGAACATTCACGTTTGGAGATAATGGTAGAAAGCTTATGACAGTACCTTTTAACGAACATCCTTATTCTGCTTTAGCAGCATACTTTAAAACAGATGAAGGAATGGAAGTTTACAATCATTTAACAAAGAGACTTAAATAGTCTAGTATATATAATAAATAAGGCTGCTTTTCTTAAAGTGGCCTATTTATTATTTAGAGCAAACCATAACTATAAATTATAAAATAAATGGCAGTAAGTATTGATACAGTTTATCAAAGAGTTCTAACTATTTTAAACAAAGAGCAACGAGGTTATATTACACCTCAGGAATTTAACTTGTTAGCTAATCAAGCACAACTTGATTTGTTTGAACAATATTTCTATGATATTAACCAATTTGGTAGAATGCATGGTAACGATACTGAATATTCAGATATGTTAAATATCTTAAATGAGAAAATTAGCTTATTTGAAAAGACTGCATCATTAACTTATAACGGTACGACTCAATATTTCCCATTACCAGGTGATTTATATAGAGTAGGTACTGTTATATTTAATTATCAAACGACAAATCAATTCAATGTTACGTCTACAGAGCAAATAGAAGCCGAGAGAGTAAACAAAAATGAATTCTTATATATCAACTCGTCTCCGCTAACAAAGCCTCGTAATACGCGTCCTATTTACTTCTCAGATTTAAACGGATTAAAAGTATATGGAGACGCCGCAATAACAACAAATGTTATTACATTAAACTACATAAAGAAACCTGTAAAAGTTCAATGGGCTTATACAATTGTATTTGAGGAACCGTTATACAACGCTACAAACTCTGTAAACTTTGAGTTACACCCGTCAGAGGAAACTGAGTTAGTTGTAAAGATACTTGAACTATCAGGATTATTGATTAAAGACTATAATGTTTACCAATCAGCTGTAGCAGAAGAGGTAAGAAACACACAACAAGAAAAATCATAATAAATGGGATTATTAAACGAAACTAACGAGCAATACTATTTGGGTCCTGACGGAGCATGGGATAGTTTAGATGAAAATTACGGTAGCTACCAGTTTATATCGTTAAAAGATATAATCAATAACTTTATTATTGCTTATGTTGGTGAGGACAAACTTATTAGTAAAATAAAACGTACGGATGTAGCTTTCCATGCCCAACGAGGGATTCAAGAATTTAGCTTCGACGTATTACCATCAATAAAGTCTTACGAGATTGAGGTAGGACCAACATTAAGTATGGTATTACCTCAAGACTATGTAAACTATGTTAAAGTAGCATGGGTTGATAACTCAGGTATTGAGCATATTATATATCCTAATAGAAAGACGAGCAATCCTAGCGCAATATTACAGGATAACAATTACCAATATTTATTTGATAGCAATGGCGAAATAATGGAAGCTAACGAATCTGAATCAATGAAAAGATTTAAAGGAGCGGCAGCTAATGGTTCATTATTATCGGCGGCTAACTTTAATGACGTAATGTCTGATGGTAATATTGGACGCAGATATGGCATGGATCCAGAAACTGCACAAGCTAACGGCACATTTTATATTGATCAGGTTAGAGGGTTGATTAATTTCAGTTCTAATATGGTTGGAAAAGTATTAGTATTAAAATATGTAAGCGATGGATTAGCAAAAGACGAGGAAATGGTTGTGCATAAATTTGCAGAGGAAGCTTTGTATTTACATATTGCATATTCTATACTATCAACAAGAGCTAACTCACCTGAGTATTTAGTAGCAAGATTTAAAAGAGATCGTGCTGTAGCAAAAAGAAATGCTAAAATAAGATTATCAAATATTAAAATAGAGGAAATCGCTCAAGTAATGAGAGGTAAGTCTAAACAAATAAAACACTAAAGTATGATAGAACTTGTTCGTGCCTTCCAGGGTGGTAAAATGAATAAAGACCTAGACGAACGTTTGGTTCCAAATGGTGAATATAGAGACGCTTTAAACATTGAGGTTGAAACATCTGAAGGATCAGGGGTTGGTACAATACAAAACATACCAGGAAATCTAGAAACCGCTAATAGCTCATATAATAACGTAACTGGTTTAACAACAGCTTGGACAAGTGAATATATAACATCACTAACCAACCCAAAAGTTATTGGTGGTATTAGATATGACCAAGAGGAGAAACTATATTGGTTTATATCGTCGCTTAACGTTAGCGCTATAGCCGAATATGATCAGGCAACTGACGTTGTTAGACCTGTACTTGTAGATACTAATAATATATTAAAATTCTCAGAAGATTATTTAATAACTGGAGTTAATATAATTGAAGGAATACTATTTTTCACAGATGATCAAACAGAGCCGAAGAAAGTAAATATTGAAGATGCTAAGGCTGGTTCAGTTGATTTTACTACTCATACTCAGTTACGTGGAGCTGATTTTATAGAAGCAGATATAACGGTTATAAAGAAATCGCCATTAACTGCGCCTACATTAAATATGTCTGCAAGTAAATTTGGAAATAACATACCAGGCACAGGGATAACTCCTATACCAATAACTTACATGGTCACTGGTATGCCTAACTTTACCTACATTCCAGACACAACAAATCCAGAAGACTACAAATCATTAGAGACATACGCTGAATGGGCTGAGCTAACTACCAATGGTACTAACCTAGCGCATTATGCTGACTCGTCTATACCTGGATGGAATGGTAAAGTAACATTAACAATAGCCACAATTGCTAGCGCATGGGCTGTTAACGATGTTATAGAACTTAAAGGAAGTATGGTTGATGACTACGATCAAACACTAGAATACCAAGTAAACGTATCTATAGAATCTATTACTGGAAATACAATAGTAGGTAAAATACAAGCTATATCATCAAATATAACTAGATCATTTGATGATACCGGTAATGTAACACCAATCGTATGGGAATCTATTGTTAATGAAGGTGATCCTTTATTTAGATTTTTATTCCCGCGATTTGCTTGTAGATGGAAATATAAAGACGGCGAATATTCTTGCTTTTCGCCATTTACAACTGTTGCTTTTATAGGTAGCGAGTTTAAGTATATTTCATCGGATGGTTACAATATAGGTATGACTAACAATATCCGTAAACTTGTAATAGAGAACATTCCTTTTGGATCATCTGAGGTTATTGAGGTTGATGTACTTTACAAAGAGTCACAAAGCAATGCTGTTTACGTAGTTGACACTATAAAAAAAGCAGATGCTACGTCAAATACATTTGAAATAAAATCCGAGGTTATTGGAGCTCTGTTGGAATCAAACCAATTACTTAGACATTGGGATAACGTACCGCGTGTTGCAAAAGCTCAAGAAATAACTGGCAACAGACTTATATATGGTAACTACTTGCAAAACTACACTGTTAGTGAGCCAGTTTCATTAATTGTATCAGAATCATTAACAACACATCCTGGTAATATAAGTGTAGGTAACGAAACTACACAAAATACAGAAGTTAGAAGACCATACCCGTCAATAAAATCAATAAGAACTTATCAAGCCGGTATTGCTTATGCTGACCCTTATGGTAGAGAGACTCCTGTAATAACGAGTAAGAACGCATCTTGTAAAATAGATAAAGCATCAGCTAAGTATGTAAATAAACTTGCTGTTAAGCCTACTAACAACCCACCTTCTTTCGCTACTCATTATAAAATATTCGTAAAAGAAACATCAAACGAATATTATAATTTAGCATTGGATAGATTCTATTTTGCAGAGGATGGTAATATATGGCTTTCTTTTCCTTCGTCAGAGAGAAACAAAGTTGACGAAGAATCTTACTTAATATTAAAGAAGCAACACGACAACGACGTGCCAACAGAAGGTATAGATAGATACAAGATATTAGCAATAGAAAATGAAGCACCAGAGTTTATATCAACATTTAAAAGATCTGTTGCTTTATCAGAGGTATCACTTATATCACAAATAGGACAAGATTATTCATTCTTAAACTTTAATGGACCATCAGCTACGGACAATCCACAATTTGCTGGAGGATTTACATCTGATAACTTTGTAAAAATAGTTAAGAGTGGTAATTCAACAGGATACTATAGAATAGCTACTGGAGGTAGAACGGGAGCCGGTAACAGTTATAACGTTACATTGTCTGAACCATTAGGTAGTGACGCAGGTTTTCTTGACGATATAGCAGTAGGACAAACAGTTAGAATAGAAATATACACAGATAAAAGAGATAGGCTTCCTGAATTCGAAGGTAGATTCTTTGTGAAAATTAACAGAGACTTTGCATTTGACACTAATATAATTAGCTCATTTGGCGAAGAAGACGCTAGATACGGCATAATAGGAGAACTTGGTTTTAAGAGTTGGAGCGTAGGAGACCTTGTTGGCGAATCAAGCAGATGGGGTCCTAACTGGCAAGATAGGGGAGAAGGAGGCAGAAGAAGTAGATGGAATACTGAATCTGGGCCCTGTGGGGGAGATATGGGATATTGGTTGCCTCAAGTATTTAGAACTAACTACTCAACTCCGTTTCAAGGATCTAGATGGTTTGGGTTTAACTGGTCAGGTATACAAAGTGGTGAATCACTAAGTACATACGGATTTGAAATAATGGGGCTTACTAACAACGCAATGACTAATTGCAAACTTATACCTGGAGCAAGTATACGTTTTAAAAACAATTATACAGAAGAGCTTAGTGAGGTTTATGTTATAGAAGAAGCTTATGGAGAACATACATATAGAGGTAAAACCAGTTTCAATTTATCAGGTACTGTAAACGTTGGTGATACGGGTAATAAAAAAATGTCATGGTTATTTAAGCTAAAGAAACCAATCTTAGACACATTTATGCCGGCTAGCGCCTGCGAAGAGTTTTCTCCTGACAAATACTCAATACAACTACTAGAGAAAATAACTTCTGATGGTAATAAAATGTTATCATCAACAAACCCAGCTATTTTTGAGACTGAACCAAAAGAGGCTATAGACTTGAATCTTTATTACCAAGCTTCCAACGCTTTAGATATTGCAACTCATGGTAATACTATAGTGCTAGATTGGTTTAATTGTTATTCTTACGGCAATGGTGTTGAGTCCAATCGTATACGAGACGACTACAATGCTTATACAATAGACAAAGGACCTAAAGTGTCCACAGTACTAGATGAACCTTATGCTCAAGAAAGACGCGGATCTGGATTAATATTTTCACAGATATTCAACTCTGTTGCAGGAGTAAATAGGCTTAACCAATTTATCCAAGCCGAAGCTATAACTAAAGATCTTAATCCTGTTTATGGGACAATACAAAAGTTGCATTCGCGTGATTCTGACTTAATAGCATTATGCGAAGACAAATGTTTAAAAATATTATCGAATAAAGATGCATTATACAATGCGGATGGGAATGTTAATGTCACATCGAACAATAATGTGTTAGGTCAAGCAATGCCTTATGCAGGTGAGTATGGTATAAGCAAAAACCCAGAATCATTTGCTAGCTATGGTTTTAGAGTGTATTTTTCAGATAAAAATAGAGGTGCTATAATTAGACTATCAATGGATGGCATCACCCCTATATCTGAAGCAGGAATGAATGATTTCTTCGCTGATAACTTAAGATTGTGCAAAAATATCTACGGTAGTTATGATGAAGACAAGGGTAATTATAATGTAACATTACCTTCGCTATCTTCGCAGTGGCAAGCAATACTTTCGCCAAACAGAAATACAATATTTAGCATTGATTGCGGCAATACGGTTATACAACCTCAGACTCAAACAACAGTATCATTTTCAGAAGGTGTTGAAGGATGGACGTCTAGAAAGTCTTTTATCCCTGAATTTGGTATATCATTAAACAATACGTATTTTACGTTTAAAAATGGAAGAATATGGGAGCACGGGTTAAATCCTCTTAGAAATAATTTCTATGGCACACAGTATGACTCATCCTTTAATGCTATACTCAATGATAATCCATTATCTGTTAAGTCATTTAAAACACTAAACTATACTGGAACACAGTCAAGAAAATACAAGTATTTATACAACACAAAGTTATATTCATTAGAGGAAATAGTTGCCAATCAAACTATACCAAC